CACAAATCTGTAACGATTCTTTATTTCTTTTATTTATTTGTCTATTTTATAATATAGAATTTTGCGTTCGCTGGTCCGCCAAGGCCAGTAGGGTGTTACCATACCCGTTTGATACGCATCCGAATTCTAGCTCACAGCTTGCGAAACTGTGAATTATATTTGAAACCTTAGTTATTATTTAACTTAAGTTATTTTGATTGATTGATTTCTTTTCCAATTACGACTCAGTTTAGGCTTTCTCTGTGTGAAACGCCTGCCTCTCGCCCGCAAGGGCTCTTATAATGTTTAAGTTCTTTAAAAGTAGAAGTACAAACGAAGGTAACAAAAGAGGCCACGATCTTGACGCTCGCCCCGTCGAAGACGCATCCCAGATGCTCGCGCAATCTGGGTTTGAACGCTTTCAGTTTCAAACTGATCGCATCCTTAGCGAAGCTAAGGCAATGAATAATGTTGAAAATTTCTTTGCCTTGTGCTTTGCTCTTAATGGCGTAACTGATACGCGGCAAGCTGCCGCTGTATTATTTTTATACGTCAAGACTCACTATACTGAATCAGTCTTACAAACTGTGAAAGATTATTTAGTTGAGTCACAATTATTTACCACACGTGATTTTGATAGTGTTGCTTCATCCAATTCTTCGTCAGCTAATTCTTATGATGCTGATGATGAATTTGAAGTTCAGGCTGGTGCCGAACACTGGCTTAATTCACTGAAGGATATCAAGGAAAATTGGAATGCTGTAGTTAAATCGCCAGCTTTTTCCAAAATTTCTAAACTATTGAGTATGTGTGCTTCCTTAGGGTTGTGCAATTTAACAAAATTCAATGTTGATGTTCAAGGTATACGAGTTTTTTCCATCCCAGCCTACGGCAAACATGTTTGTGCCACTGATTTTATTTCAGCTTGTTTTGATACAGTTGAATATTTTATTAATGGTGGCTATGAATGTTTTAAGTCTGGCTCTATTACGCCTCTTCTTTATGAAGATAAGGCCGCTCAAGAGTTTGAATCTGAATTTTTCAAGGTTCGGGAACTTGCCAATTCTGTTAAATGTGGCAATTTAGAAAAACTCACTGGTATGAAGGACAATGACTATGGTGCCCTTCTTGATAGTCTGATCGAACGAGCCGATCGCTATTTAAAAGAATTGCCGCAATCTTGGGAGCGCAAGATTATGTCCTCACGACGAGAACAATTGGCATATCTTCGAATGGATTATATTACGTACCGCATCTCTGGTAAACAAAGAGAAGCGCCGTATGGTCTATTCATCCATGGTAAACCAGGTGTTGGTAAATCTTACACGATGAACTTGTTGACTCGTGTTGTATTGACCTCTAATGGGTATGATGCCTCTGATGACAGAATAGTTGTTATTAATGAGGCTGATAAATTTATGTCGAATATAAAAGCGCATGTGAATGCTATTTTAATAGACGACATGGGGAACACGAAAGATAAATTCGTGGAGAAATCCCCTGCACAAAAGATCATTGAGTTGATTAATAATGTGCAATATTATGCAAATATGGCCGACGTGGACCAAAAAGGGAAAATTTCCCTGGAGCCAAAAGTTGTGTGCGTTTCTAGTAATTTAACTATGCAGCGCATCGCACAAACTTACTCTAATGATTCCATGTCTATTATGCGTCGTGTTTTGCATATTCAACAATATGTTTGTCCCTATTACAAGGTTTTCGGAACTGATGTTGTTGATACCGCCAAAGTTATGCGTGACTTTGGTGATGACCCTTTCCCGGACATATATTTGTTTGATGTCAAGCGTGCCAAAATTGTTCATGGCAAGCCTGATTTAGAATTTGTTCCGGGTCTTAACCCTGGGTGTTCTCTTGCCTCTTTAACTAAGTGGCTAATTGAGGACTCCCGCCAGCATTTTTCACATCAAACTTTTCTGATTGAGCACAACCAGGATATGGTTCAGAAGTTGAATGTGTGTAATGGTTGTCATTGTCCGGAGAAATTCTGTACATGCTACCATAAGGAAGCTGATGATGTGTCTATTGACATGGACGCTGTCGAGCAATTCCTTGATGCTGAAGAGGAAAGTGTAGATTCCCCTCCTTTGGATAATCAAGCCGGTTTTACCGGTAATTCATTTATGGACGGATGGAGCGCTTTTGCCCAAGACCAACGTACCGGTCGCCATGGTGATGCTAATATGGCTCTTGACCATAATTGGGTTATGCGTTTATTCATATACCTTCCTGATTGCATGTTTAATAACTGGGTAATCCAGTATATATATTTCATTTGTAGTTTACGCTCTATCGCCAAGAAATTGTACGAAGAGCGCGCCATTTGGTGTTACATTTTTATGATTGTGGGTTATTGTTTGTTCCTCAATATATTCCTTGGAATATGTGGAGCTACAGTCCTTATATATATATTTTTGATAGAATGCTGGAAGATTCACAAGAATCTGTGTATGGCCCGTGCCAATGAGCCGGGTCAAATGCGCAATATGATTTATGTGATTCAACGTGACAAGAGAATGAAACTTCTTGGTTCATGTGCTTTACTAGCATTATTTTATAAAATTATTACATATGCTTTCACCGCATATAAATTGTCTGCTCAAGGGAGCCTCTCACCGGAAACGGCAGAGGATGTGCAAAAGCGTGATGCTGAAGCCAACCCTTGGATTGGGGCTTTTGTTGAAAAAGTTCCTCAGACATTAGACGTCCGCTGTACAGCTGAACAGCTCAGTGGAAAGGGTTCTAAGAACCTTGTCTATATGCGAATGCCAGAGCACCCTGATGGTGTCGCTGTTAGTGATGCCTTTTTTATTGATAGTCAGAAGGTGCTAATGAATGATCATATGGTTTACGATGACAAAGAGATTTACGTCGAATTGTACGGCGCGAAAGCTTTTGATAGTTTCTTAGGTGAATTTGCCAAGAAACCTATTTGTAAACTTCGACTCTCACTGGCAGAGAGTGAATTGATCGGGAAGGATTTCCGACTCTTCCATGTACATAACGGTAAGACCTGGGCTAACCAGCTCAAGTTTTTTGCTGAAAAGACAGTATCACGGAGCGCAGCGCGCTTAGTTTACCGTAATGGTGAAGGTGATGTCTTACAGCAGTCAGTACAGTGTCATTATAAGCACAGTATGACCGTTGGTGGGCGCACTATGCCTGTCTACATGTACAATACACTACAACCTACTTTTAAGGGTATGTGTATGTCAATGTTAGTTTCTGATACTAATCCGAGTGTG